AAATTATAGCAATAAAAAGCTATTTCCTCCCCGAAATGAATTTCAAGTAAATATTAGACCATTGGCAGCTGAACAAATTAATTTTAAGGGTATGTATAAAACACGCACCCCTTTAGCACAATTTTGGGCGAAAGTTTTACCTGTTCAATTGTAAAACTACCAAAATGAGCATAGGCAGAAAAGTTTAGATTAACTTTTTACTGCCTCAGGTAGAATTATTAATCAGCTACCGCTATCTGTGGCCAGAATAACGAATCACTTAAAAAAATGTTTTATTTTGTCGAATAGGCTCTTATCCTGCTTTTTCTCCACTCGGTCCAATTTCTCATATAATTTATTGATCAACTCGTTTTGTTGCTGCAGCTGTTTGTTTTGCTGCTTAAACTGCTCACTTACTTTATTAAGTGCATCATCTATCATTTCTTTATTTTTCGACTCAGTGGCCTCAATAAGTTCATTGATAAATTGCTCTTTTCCTATTGGCTTTGAAACTTCTCTGATATTCACTGAGTCTTTTTGCATTTTTGCCTGCTCATTCAGTCTCTCTGCTAGATCGTCCAGTGCTTTTTCTGTTGTGATCCATCTTTCTCCATACTGAAAAGGTCTTTTTTCTGCCTCCAATTCGCCTGAAAGTATTCTTTTTCTTATCCAGGACTCACTTTTTCCATAGTATTCAGCAGCTGCCTTGATAGTTAATTCCTCCATTTTTAACCCTCCTTTTCCTCCTTATGCTTATTATTAGTCAATAATACCTGTAATTCCTGCATAAACAAGTAAAGTGCCCGATTTTTATTCGGACACCAGCAAGAGGGTAGTTATTATTATGACCATATTTATTTTAAAGGGCAATATAACACCCTATGCTTAAAATGCTTTAATACCTGTCATTCTCTGCTATTACAGAGGCTCTATAAGGCAAAAGTTTTTCTAAGATGGGTAAATCTACATACTTTTTATTTCTCTGACCTCTCTCAGTCCAAATATTTCTTGAATTCTGACTTGATTGCGTTAATATCCCTTTTTACAGTGCTGACACTATAACCAATTTCACTTGCTATTCGATAATATTCGTGCTCTTTCTCAAAATACAGCTCCAAAACTTTCTGTTTTCTCTCAGATAATGAATTTTTAATTATGTTATAAGATTTAATTTGAGCCTCCAGCTCTGAATTATCTTTCCCCTGGCATTCTAAAAGCTCTTTTTTTGTCTTTAAATCTGTGTAATTTTCTAAGATTTCAATCGCATTCATCAAAAATCCTCCTAATTACAGTGCTTAATTCTTTTAAAACCTGACTTAATATCACTCTTGATTTGCTGTAACCAAAACTTGCTGCACTCACTATCTCTGTTTTAGTGGCCTGAATAAGTCCTAAATCGGCTTTTAATAGGTCAATGACTTCCTGATCATACTTTTCCAGCTGTTTTTTAATACCTTCTCTCAGTTCAACATGCTTTTTATAAATTCTTTTCCTGGTTAATCTAATATCAGCCAAATGAATTGCCCTTGAAGCCGTAAAATCAGCATGACCAGTGCTATTACTTGACCTCCCAGGTGTCAGATTAACAGCGTTTACCGTGCAATAATAGTCCTCAGGGAATTCCCTTTCAACCAGCCTCTTAAGCCGTCTAATTGATTTTTCCAACTCACCACTAAAATAGCATTTTAAATGGTCAGCCACATCTGCATGATTTGTCAGTTCCTCCTGCATATAATCACATCTCTTTTTATTTAAGATTTATGCTATCTATCAGTAAAAAGAGGGGATTTCTCCCCTCGCGATTTTCTTTTAACTACTGGCTAAAGATGCCGTGGCCTCTCCGTCAAAATATTTTTCAATTTCTTTTCTGACATCAATAGCAGTCTGCTTGCTATCCCCAGAGTCCTGAACAATAATTTCAATCTTATCCACTTTTTTCACTGACCTTTGCTGCTGAGAATTGCTGTTATTATAATTATTCGTGGTTACAGACTTACTATTTCCAAAACCACTGTCAGATATACCTGTCATCGGGTTATAATCTTTAACAATAGTTTTAGGCTCAGCAATCATTGACTCATTCCACATGCTGCTTAATGGTCCAGTAACTTGCTCTCTGGACTTATCGACACCTTTTCCAATGGTTTGAGTGAGTCCTGGTCCTACCCTGTCTAACTGGCTCAATGGTCCCACTTTCGCGGGTGATTGAGGCAGATAGTCCATTACTTTCTTAGCCATTCCCTGCATCCAGCCTGGCAGTTTATCCATAGCATTTTCAATAGCAGTCTTTAAAGCAGATCCAAAATCTATATTGCTTAATTTACTTTTTATTCTAGCTGACCACTCATCAATCTTTGCTATTGGATCAGGTAAATCAGGTATATCAGGAAATTTAAAAGGATTCAGGCCAGCCACAAACTCTTTACCCTTATTCCAAACCCCTTTGACTGCTCCCACCAAATCAGGCAGTGTAGGTAGTTTTAAGGCAGGCAGTTCTAACCCTGTTTTGTCCTTTATGAATTGCCTTCCAGCCTCGTAAATCTTATTTATTATATCTGGGAGATTGACTGCAGGAACTAAGAATCTAACTACTGTCAGCGGATTCTCTTTTACCCATTGAACAGCCTCATTAAATTTATTCTTTATTCCAGCAGCTATATCTGGCAGGCTCGGCATGTCAACATCAGGCAGCAGGTTAATAAATTTCTCTTTTATCCAGCTGACACCAGCTGAAAGAGTATCAATAAACGAATTCCAGGTATTGGTTAGAAACGCACTCACTGTATCCCAATTTTTATACAAAGTATAGAGTGCAGCACCTAAAGCAGCAATCCCTATCACTACCCAAGTTATAGGGTTAGCCAACAGTGCAGCTGTAAATGATAATGTTGCCGTAATCGCTGAACCTATTGCTCCAACAAAGGTAGTTGCTGCAGTCCAGGCAGCCCCAGCTACCGAAGTAGCAAAACTTGCCACACCAACAACAGCTTTAGTAATTAAAGCCTTCCAAAAAGCGAATGAGGCCGTTATAGCAGTCCAAATTCCACTTGCAAAGGAGGTTAAGGCTATTTTACCCTTTACAAATAAACTTGTAGCGAACGCTCCGACTGCTGGCATTGCTGTAGAATATATTGCAGGTGCAAAAAATGCCGTTATTACTCCAGCTACAGCCAATACCTCATTTTTATATTCTTTGGTGAAGTCTATCAGTGGACTTAAAACAGCCTCTCCACCATTTAAACCAACCCACAAGTCTTCCAATAAAAGAACTAGGCCTGTTACTGCACCAGCTATAGCAAAACCCTGAATGCTAAATATAGCAGCTATTGCAGGCCAAACAGAGCTTACCATTCCGATTGCTGCAGCTATTCCAGTTATCGCAACACCAATAGTGAAAAATCTGGCTGCTGCCGTGAGCTTCTCGCTCTGTTCTATTCTATCTAAAAAATCATTAACTACTATTAGTCCCTCTGTGAATCTCGGTATGAAATTAAAACCCATTGCGATCGAAACATCTCGAATAGTTCCCTTGAATCTCTGAACCTGATTATTCCATTCCATTGCAGTCCTTGTTGCATCGCCTATTGAATCTTGAGATTGAGCAATTATTTCTTGGTATCTAATTTGCATTTTCGATAAGCTGTCTAGTTGAGCAAAGTTTTCCTTAAAACCCATTGCTGCAGCTCTAGCATTAAGATTCTCTTCATTGAGCTGAGCACCTAACATTCTAACCGCTTCGTGGTTTCCAACTAAAGCTGACTGCATTCCTCTGGCCGCTTCTGCTGTACCAACATTGTTGAAGGAACCTAAGTCAGCTGCTAAAGTAACCATATCTTTGGAAAGTGCAGCTGCTTCATCTCTGGCAAGTCCCATTGGTACCAGAACATCTTGAAAGCTGTTGAGCCAGTCCATTGTCGCATATTTTGAACGCCCAATCTGATTTGAATATTTATCAGCCCAATCTTTCGTTTGATCAGACACCTCACCAAATACAACATTGAATTTATTAACTGTTTCCCTGGCATCACCAGCACTGAACACCGATTTTCCTATAGCAGCTATCCCCGCACCAGCTATCAATCCTAACTGGTATCGATATCTTTCAAGTAATGCAATCCCTCGACCCATTGCTCTTTTAACCCCACCGAAAGCATTGGACATAGCTCGGCCAGCAGTATATGCTTTTCTCTCTAAGGCTCCCATTCTGTCAGTAGCCCTGACCACACTCTGCTTAAAATCATCAACTCGTCTATCGGCCTGAGTGAGTGGCCTGTCATTAATTCCGAATCCAACTTTGAAATGTAAACTTCTCTGTGAACCTCCTGTCATAACTAAACACCTCTCTGTAATCTATTAAGGCTCAAAGTCAAAATACATTATCTTTTCACCGTCAATAGTTTCCTCTTTTATCGACAAACCAATAAATTTCAATGTCTCATTAAATAATTCTTCCTGCACTTCTTCATCAGCTGGCAGATCACCGTCAACTGCTTTATTCAGCAGCCTGTCAGAGAAATCTTTTAAATCATACGAACCGAAGTTTTCGCCTTTGTGCTTTAATTCATCGTCTAATTTTATGACCCATCTGGCACCAGGGTTTTTGATTAAGTAATCTTTTCCCTTAACCTTTACCTGTTTAGACTCGATAACAATCACCTCCTTTACTTTCAAATGTCAACATATGTAAACATTCCCACGCATGTTGTCGTGTTACCAAACTCTTTATAATTTTTATTCAATCTCAGGTTTTTTCAGGTATCCAATGTAAGCTTTTGTAAGTCTCTCAATGTGAAGTTTTGTTAAGTTTTAGTCTCGCACGCATAACCGTGTCAGCAAACTCTCTCTTTTTTAAGGCCTCGGGAAACTCCGACTATTATTTATTTTGGTCCGACGAATTTCGTCGCTCCAAACTCTCGGCAATTTTTCCCTATCTCTGTACGAATATCGTTCCAACCATCAGCTGTACGAATTTTACCTGTCTGAAATACCATTTAAGTCCCTCAATTAAAACTAGGCACTAATAGGTCGGTTTGAAATTCTATCTGACCTTTAAAGGGGGTGGTTAATACCCTACGCCCTATGTTGAACTTAGGGTCTTATTTTAGGTATTCTCTAAGCCAATAATAAAAACTTCGATAAATGTAATCTCCTGCTATTTCGGGCTTTATGAACACAGTATCAAGGTCATAACGGTGTTTAAATGAATGCAGCGTGGCCAGAAAACTTTTTGGCTTATACTGGGTCCTGTAATTATGCTCAATAATATCCTCATACCCTGCTGCATTCTCTACCAGTAGAATTAATTTGCTCCCATTCGACCTGATTAACTCGTTCTCAAACTGAGTTCTATCGTGAGTAAAATTATTGCTTAACTCAGTCAGGCTGGCTTTCCTCTCAATTGCTATCTGGTCCATAAAATAAATATCTCGCATGATTCCCAGCTTTTCATTAGCTGGCAGCATAAAACTGTAATCACCAAAATCAAGCTTTTTGTTTTTATGATCTATGCATTTACTATCGAAATATCCCTGAATATGAGTGTTGGCCTGCTCCCTGGTGTCAATGAGAATCGTCAAACTCTTTAAAAGTTCTTTCATTTCGCCTTTAGTGTAGCGATAAGCTAATTTAGTTGCTAACATCTGCTGCCTCCTAACTGTATTTTTCTATCTCGTCTAAATAATCACCAATATCAGTGATAACTTCCCTCGCTTCATGAGTGAAAACGCTGCCTCTTTCTGCTTCCAGTGCTTCAACAAAGGTCAATGCGGTTTCAATTTTGCTTTTTGTCTCACTGATCAGCCTCTTTCTCTGATTTGGTTCAGCTCGATCTTTATAATATTCGCTGATTTTAGACAACAACTCTGACATTTCGTGATTACTGGCATTATTTTGCCGTTTGACATTATCAATATCTTTAAGTAATTTAGCGAATCCCCTCATTTGATCACCTCATAAAATTTTTTATTGCTTTAAATAATTCACGGGTCCTCTGACTTTCTGATCATGAAAATCTTGAAAATACACTATCTCTGGGTACCAAATCATATTTATCGCCCCAGTTGCACCTTCTCTTTGCTTTGCTACCAACAATTCTGCATCATCCTGAACTTTGGGCTCATCAATCCCCTTTTCTTTACACTCATAATATTGAGGCCTATGCACAAAGAAAACGCTATCAGCCTTCTCTTCTATCTCCCCACTATCACGAAGATCACTCAGTTGAGGCCGTTTATTCCCCCTCCCTTTAAAATCTCTATTAATTTGGTGCAGCAGCATTATATGAACATCCAATTCAGCTGCCAAACTTCTTAATTCCCTTACAGCTTCAGCAGTTCCTTTATCGAATCTTCCACCTACTGAGCTGACATTTATTTCAGTTAAATAGTCAATAACAATAAATTTCAATTCACCATTGTAAATATTGTCAGCTTTTCTAGCAATTGATTTAATATCATTGACTGTCAGTCCTCTTCTATCAGTAATCTTTAAAGGTTTATCATGCAGCCAATTTCTGGCTGTCTCAATCGCATTTCTCTGCTTTTGAACAACTTTATTTTCTTGATTGTTTTTTGTTTTATAATAATCATTTGCTTTTACTTTGGCCTCCTGAA